CTAGCAGTACCTTTTGCTCTATAAACTGATTTAATATTTTTTATTAATTTTCTTTTATCAATACTTTCATTTAAAGTTTCAGGTAAAGTATTTAAAAATTCATTTCTAAATTTTGTTAAGAAGTTAGATATAACTTTGTCAGGATCTCTAAAGTTTACTAAGTCTTGTATATTTTGAACCGGATTTGGTCTATAATTGTCTATTGTAGCAGAAGCAGTTGATGAATTACCTGTTATGGTTTCACCGTCTTTAAATTTATCTTGTGCTGAAATAAAAAGTCTACCATTGTCTAAGTCTTCGGACAATACAGTTGCTGTAGCACCAGATGTAGAACCTGTTATAGTTTCTCCTACAGTAAATTTACCATAAGTAGAACTTTCTAATAATACTTTATCGTCTGCGTCAATTTGTGTTTGACCGTCAGTTGATAATTTTGTGCCTTCTAAAAGTAATTCGTTATTTTGGTTTGTTTCTGTTTCTAATAAAATACCATCAGTTGTTTGTACACTTGTTATCAACAATTCTGCTGATTCCATAAATGTGTAGTATTGTTTTAAAAACTCTACAAATTTAGGATGATCTGCAAGTACAAAATCAGGAGTTTGTCCTCCTAATAACTTGGATATTTTTTTAGTAAACTTCGCCATTTATTAATAGCTACTTGTTGTTGTATAACCTACGCCTGCGTCTGAGGAACCTCCAACAAAAGTATCTGCCTCTACTGTAATAGTGGAATTTGTTGTATCAATATTTAATACTTGATCTCTAACAGGTACAACATCATTTGATTTTGGTCTTACTGTTAATTCTATTTTAGTTGAAGTTGCGCCTCTAATATTTTCAACACTTGTTACGTTTAATGAATTAATTGTAATTTGACCAGTTGCATAATTAATAGTACCTTGGGTATTATTAGTATATGTTCTAACAGAACCAACTAAGTAATATGCTCTAACATTTCCCTCACCATCATCATCTAAGTAATAAACGTTTGTTGTGTCACCGCTTAATTTAAAACCTGATGTTTCTAAAATACCACCTGCAGCTGCATTGTGTCCTGTGTGTGGATTGTATAATGCATTTCTGTAATAGATATCATATCTTGTTGAGGCATTTAATGAAGGTATAAATGTTTTTCTAATTTTTAGAGTTGATATATTAGATAATATTGAGTTATCTGTATTATCAATCTCCTTTGAAACTTTTGAAAATCTAAAAACACCATCAAATTGATTTAGTGTATTTGTATTGTAATTATTTAAAACAGTAATTACATTTGACTTTAATGTTTCTGAATTTTTATCTGTAGCTGAACTATCGTATTTTACAGTTGATGTTAAAATAATGTCTGTTATTTCTGGATCAACAATTACCGGTGTTACAGAAGCAACATTGTATCTTTTTAATTGTTGTACAATATCTGCCTTTGTTGTTGCTGTTAATGTCGAACCTGAAGCTGCCTTAATTGCAATTTTAACTTGACCATAAACCGGTGTTTCATCATCTTCACCACCCCAAGCACTAACAGATTGTGCATTAGGATATATTTGTAAAACTTTTGTTTCATAATCAGCGGTGGTTACTGCTCTATCTTGAGCTGAGTATTGAAGTGGAGCATTATATCGTATTGACTCTTTAGTCTGAGGTTCGGCTCCACCTTGTGCTGAGGAATTAGTTGTTATTGATACGTTTGAAAACCCACCAATAGAACCTGATAATGCAAATGTACTTGCACCATTAGCTTCAGCTTTATTTGTAACAATGTATTGTAATTTTACAATGTTACCATCTGCTAATGCTTTTCCCAAAACACCGTCACCAAAATATACTTCAAACTTACCGTCTTCGCCTTCTTGTAAGAAATAAACTTTAGATGTAGAGTTTAAATCTGTTAATGAACTCACAAGAGAATAAGTTGATGTTGTAGTATCACTTGAAGAATTTTGTACTGTTACTTTTAATGTTGATGTATCTGCTTTAATACTTGGTATGATAAATCTTTGGTCAGGATCAGAGCTATCAACAACATAATTAAATGTAACTAAAGTTCCTTCATGTATCGAAACATTTTTAAATGTGTAAACACCATTCACAGGTGTTGTAGTTATATCAGCATTTGTTACGAACTGATATGTTGTATCATCAACAGATGTTGTAAACGCTGTACCTTTTGACATTGTAATTTCTGTGCCTGAGGCATTATTTACTAAAATGTCAATATTTGCTGATGGTGATTTTGCACTTGTCGGTGTGTAGCCTAACATCTTTGCTAATGATACGATATTTTTTCTGATATCTGCTGAATCTAAATACATTTCATTAGTCAGCATATTTGCATTGAAACCTAGGTAATGTGTATTGTAAGCTAAAACATCTAATAGAACGGCAAAACCTGATCCTTCAAAATCATAATCCTGAAATTCTGATTGATCTTGTAAAAATGTTTTTAAATTTGTTTTGATTGCGTCAAAGTCTAATTGTGAAACTTCTAGTTTATTGCTTGCCATTTTATCTTAATCTCTCTAAAAATGTTTCAACTGTAACAGGTTGAGTAGTACCTATTACATAAAAACTTATTGTTAAATTATATGCATTAGCGTCAATATTAGGATTTGCTAATATTTGTACCAACTTAATTCTTGGCTCAAAGTTAAGTAATACCTCTTCTACTTTTCTTTGTAAATTTAAAGCAGTAAGTGGTGTTACTGGTTCAAACAACATTGCTCTCACGTTAGAACCAATTTCAGGATGAAATGGTCTTTCAAAGTGAGAAGTATTAATTAAATTTCTAACACTTCTTTTTACAGCTTCAACGTCTGTTAATTTGTTTACATCACTTGTAACAACGTTTCGACCAAAATCTAAATCTAAATCTTTGTAGATTCTAGTTGATCTATTGCTTTCGTTGTTTGCTGATGCGTCATAGTTTGCCATAACTGCTAATATTTATACAGTTTTTATGAACCTATTGACACATTATTTGAACCGGTTGCCGGTTCGCCACAGATAGAAGCAGGATCACCTATTACTACAACTTTAACACCACCAATTTTGACGGAAGATTGATTTGTAGAGTTTACTACTTGAGCAATGTGTGGAAAAATACCATGTACTGCTACAGGATCACCGTCAACGATAACCTTTGAACCGTTTACACTAACAGTTGATTGAGTATTACTCATAACACCACCTGCTGTGTCACCATTTCTACTGATACCAGCCACTATCTTCTATTTGCCTCTAGTCTTGCTTTTTCAGCTAATCTTCTTTTCTCTGTTATGATAGATTGTCTGATTTTTCTTCCCATTGGTATTTTTACCATATGACTAACTTTTTTACCTTTTTTACTAATATATTCAACTGCAATTTCATTATCTTTATAATCACCTTGTACAGATATTACTGCTTTTTTTAAACTTATATCTTCTTTTGTTTTTTCTTCACCAGATTCGTTCCAAAATAAGAACGTTCTCATTTTCGGCATAATTATTCCTTTTGTTCATGTGAGCAATGTGTACAACACTTGATTTCCACGTCTTTTCCGTCGCCATCTTTATGTGTTTGCATACAATCAGTACCACAATGACATACATGACCACAATTTTGACAATTTTTCATGTTTACCTCGCTTTTTTATATTTATATTAGTATTCGCAACTTAAATTTGCAGCTCGCCATTCTGTTTCTTTTAAATTTTCTTTATTTTCTAGTGCCGATTCGCCGATTCGCTCTAAATCCGGCGCAATTTTACAATTTTTAACGCCATTTTGACAGGAAACCGTTAAAAAGAACAAAATAAGAACAAATTTATACATTTTTTGTTGATTTTACTCGCTTTTTTTCGCTATTTTTTTGAAAATAATGCTTGACTATACGTATTATTTATGGTATAGTATATGTATATTATGAAAAAAGACAAAAAAACACTAAAACAAAGAATTGAAGAAGCTAAGCAAAGAAATATGTTGACTCTTCTTCATATTTTTGATATAATAATTAACAACAAAGGAGAAAAACACTATGTCTAAAACAATGCAATACTTTTGGGACGAAGCCGAAAAAAACGTTGATGAAATCGCAATGAAAGTTGTAAAAGGTCTAATTGATCTTAAACAAGCTGTAAAAGAAGTTGGTGATGTCGCTAACTTAGAATTACTTGGTATCAATGATGAAATGGATGCCGAAGAATACTTAGAAAACGCAATCGAGGATCTTAAAAATGCTTAATAAAATTCAAACTATATTTTTTATTATTGGTATGCTTTCTATCTTCGGTACAGTTGGCGTATTAGAAGATTGTGGTGGTGATTGTATCGCACCTATAGATTGGAAAATGTTAGGAATTTGCTTGACAACAGCATTAATTTCCTTTATAATAGCCATACAAATTGAGATTAATAAGGAGTAACACTATGACAATCGTAAATCAAACTGCTAAAACACTTGACGAAGGAATAAAAAACTTAATGGCTGGCGCTAAAGCTGACTATGTTAAATGGTCAACTCTTGGTGGCAAAGAGTTAACTGGTTATTCTAAAGAACAAGTTGATAATTGGGATAATAAAACAAAAGTTTCACAAGGTAAGAAGTACATTAAGATTGTACAAGATACTGGTGTTTTTTGTTTTATCGCAAAAGAAGATTTTAAACACTTTAAAAAAGGTGATATATTAAAAGCTGCTGGTTGGAATGCACCTGCTTTAAACTCACCAAGAGGTAATGTACTTACTGGTAATTACCCTATTCAATGGACTGGTCCATTATATTTGAAATAAACTAAAAAGGAGAAAAACACTATGAATATACCTGTAATTAAAATGTTAACAGAAATGAACATTGGTCAATTAAATGATACAAAAGCTATGATTGATAGTTTAATTAAATCTAAAGTTAGAAACGAAATGAAAGTTGGCATGAAAGTTTATGTTGTTCAAAAAACTAAAAAAACACCTGGTGTGATTACTAAAATCAACCAATCAAAATGTGTTGTCGATATGTTAGGTCGTAGCTATCGTGTTCCAATGTCAATGTTGGAGGCTGCTTAATGAATAGACGAAGAAAAGTTTTTGAGAGGGTTGTTAACCCTCTCATAGCAAAACATATGATTGACCCTTGGACTTACAAAGGTCCTTGTATTGCTTCTGGAATACCAATTAAGTATTTAAAATATTTTAAAGAAGTATCTGCTCATAAAAATGCTATGAATGTAAGATACAGATATAGAGGCAAATCAAAACCTGGTTATGCAAGACCTCAATCTTTTTGTCACATGAATTTTGCTGACACATTTGCCGTTTACACAAGATAAAATTACCGGAGTGTAGCGCAGCCTGGTAGCGCATATCGTTTGGGACGATAGGGTCGGTGGTTCGAATCCATCCACTCCGACCAATTATAAATAATTCTACAGCCATGAGGAGATTTATGAAGTGGCACAATCAAACATTGTTAGTAGATTTAAAAAACAAAGTGACCTAGAAAAGGTTGCTTTGCACATCCTAAAAACATATGGTAATTTTAAAATACCATTTCAATACCTAGAAACAATCCGAGAATATCAATTAAAGCATAAACGATATTGGTCGTTGCGAATTAATTTTGAGAAAGATAAGAACGGCAAGAAATGGCCTGTTCATTTTGATTTTTACATATCTGCTCGTAGCTCAGCTGGACAGAGCAACGGTCTTCTAAACCGTAGGTCGTAGGTTCGAATCCTACCGAGCAGGCCAATTTGCCGGCGTGGTGAAACAGGTAAACACAACGGACTTAAAATCCGTCGCTACGGCTTACAGGTTCGAGTCCTGTCGCCGGCACCATTGGTCTATATACCTTGCATCCGAGGGTCGTTTGAAAAAAGATTTTTCTTTGCCTTTGGTCTAGCAATACTATCTTTACTTCTTTTTCTTAATTGAGCTTTGAACGATTCAGATTTAGTTTTCTCTTTTCGTAAAGCTCGTAGGTCTTTTATCAAGTCCATACTAACTCCTTGTTAAGAGCGTTTCTTCAACCTTTGTGGTCTACTTCCGTCCGTTTCAGGATAAACGAGTTGTAAAACTATTTATCCGTTTCTTCTTCGTATGTGGAAGGACAACCACCCCAATCATGGTCTTCATCATTTAAGATTAAGCCTTTGTTGTGTTTCTCTTCCAGATATTTCTGTTCTTCGTCCATGTAAATACTTATGTATCAAAGTTTACAGAATTTACAGCTATTTTGTAAATCGAGTCAATAAATTGTAAAGATAAATTGACTCGAATTTACTATATTAGAATCTACCTAGGCTTGCCATTTAGGAGATATAATATATAATAGTGTTATGAAAAAGTATATACGAACATATGATAATGTATTGCCACACGCATTGTGTAAAACTTTAATTGATAAGTTTGAAATCAATACAGACCAGCATATCAAAACCGACTTGGATGACCATAGACATTTTACAGAAATCAATATCAATGAACACCAAGATTGGTCTGTCATTGTAAAAAGTTTATATAATGGTTTAAAACCTTACATACAAAAATATAAAGAAGATTGCGATATACAACCTAAACAATGGCCTGAACAATATGGTTTCGAACAAATAAGAATGAAACGATATTTACCTAATGATAAAGATGAATTTAAAAACCATGTAGATGTGGGCGACCATGCGTCAGCTCGTAGATTTATGGTATTCTTTTTATATTTAAATGATAACTATGGCGGTCATACTTCTTTTAGTGAGTACGATACAGTTGTTCAACCTAAAGCAGGTAGACTACTCATGTTCCCACCAACTTGGACATATCTTCACGCTGGCCACAAACCAATAGAAACACCGAAATACATCATTGGTTCTTATTTACATTACTTGTAAACACCTTTAAGATATAAAGAGAATTTCCGAAATTTCCGAGTCCGATTTTACAATCAGTCTATTTTCGATATCGTACATTGGAGAACAACATAAAACAACATAAACATTAATATCGCCGTTCTCACTTTACGCTTCGTGTGTGAGTCCATTAGTATTATTTAGAGTTTTGGGAGTCGGTACCTGGAGCTTCCTCTGGAAACGGCACACCGATATATATAATAAAAGAAAACCGAACAGGCTGCGACAAAAACCACACGCTTGCCTTTTGTATAAAATAGAGTATAATATAACTATGAAAAAATATCTAATTAAAACGGCCATATGGTCACTTATCACCTATAGTGTAATACTTACATTGATTACCTTTGCGATATTCTATGCCTATATGGATAATGTATTGAGAGGGTATTTCTTTGCCTAAACAAAGGGACTTTTTAGAAGAAATTACGAAGCTGAATGAGATATTGAATATTGGTCTCCAACAATCTCGTAGGAATAGAAAAGAACGATTGAGCAATAAAGAGAAAGAAAAAACACCAAGTGAAGAATTGCAAGAGGAATTGGAACCCATAGATGATTAAATTTTATAGAAATGTATTAGATATAAGAGAGTCCGAAAACTTATACAATACCATTACAGACAATGACAACTTTCCATGGTACTTTAATAATGGCAGTACAGATGAAAATGACGGCCATCAACAATATACTCATTTGTTAACCGACTATGAAATAATTAAACCTTTGTTAGATTATCTAAAAGAAAAAGAAAAACTAACAGGTATACTTAAAGTAAGACTTGTCAGTAAACCTAAACAATCCACACATTTTGAATATACACCACATACAGATGTACCTAGTTATGATAAACCTTATAGAACGGCCGTGTATTATATAAACCAAACAAATGGTGGTACTAAAGTAAATGATATAGTTTATTCAGGTATACAAAACTCTATGACCGTATTTGATGGTCATATCGAACACTCTGCCGTTGCACAAACGAATGTTGACTTTAGATTAGTCTGTAATATAAACTTTGTGACTACTCCGTTAACTACTCCGTTAACCACTTCGT